CGATATGGACAAATACAATTCCCAGGTTGCTGACGCCCAACTGACACTTTCCAGCGAATCGGAACAAGTCCTTCGGGACTTCCCGATGTTCGACTCTGGGAGTGACAGCTACGACGAGGAACTGTCTACTGAAGCCGCCGAGCTTCTACAAGCCAACCTCATCACCGACCCCAACTCCGGCCAAATCATCGGTTCTAATGTTTCGCCCTACCAACTTTACAAAACACTCGCCAAAGCTTCCGGCATTTCGGCCACTAAAGGCCAAATGAAGGGGCAGGCCGCTACCGAGCAGATGTTAGCTAACGCTGACGCTGGCGCGGGGGCCTCCCCACCCAAAAAAGTAGTTGACCCAGTCATCACGCTTTGGGAGGAGGACGACTAACAAAGAGAAATCCCAGTTAGTTACTGGCGAATAAAAAAAGAAAGAAACCAAAAATGGCAACACAAAACTATGCCAGTGCGACACTAGGCGTCATTGATGAACGCCTGAGCATCGCCACTAAAACTGCCGATGTAGTCAACAAGGGCGGAATCCGCCTGGACTTCAACGGCAAAAACAGCGTTACCATCTACTCGGTTGACACCGTTTCCGAAACGAATTACACCCGTTCGGGAACCAACCGTTTCGGTACGCTGACTGAGCTCGGAACATCTACCCAGACATTCACTCTGAGTCAAGACAAAGCCTTCACCTTCTCAGTTGACCGGGGAAACCTGGAAGACTCACAGATGGTGCAGGAAGCTAACAAAGCCGTTAAGCGACAAATCCGTGAGGTGGCCGTCGACGCCGTTGATGACTACACTTTCACCACAGCTCACGCCTCGGCGTTGGCTAATGGCTACGGCGCCACAGCCGCAGTCACCGCTTCTAACGCTTACGTTAAGTTCTTAGCTCAAAACGACGCTATGACTGAAGCTAAAGTCCCGACAACCGGGCGCTACTGCTTCATGACACCAGCAACTCACAGCCTGCTCAAGCAGGACACGACTTTCATGCGTTCGGTAGATTCTACCCAGCGCGACCTTAAAAGAGGTATAATTGGGGAATGTGATGGAGTAACTCTAGTAGTTGTTCCCAGCACACTCTTACCAACCAACGAAGTCTATCTGTTCATTTGGGACCAAGTCCTAATCCGCCCGATGAAGTTCAATTCCATTCGAGTCCTAACCGACGTCCAGGGAATTGACGGAGCCGTAGCGGAAGGCCGCCGATACTATGATGTGTTCATCCCCACCAACAAAGCTGCGGGATTGCGATACCATCTATCGGCGTAAACTAAATAGAAAGGAGCTTTTATGGATGCAGACAACATACCAAAGGGCCAATCAAGGGAACGAACCGACGGGCGGCCAATTAACCAGCCCGGCGTTTACAAGCACAAGCTTAATCCTGATGCCCCACCGTTCATTACCCAACCCGGCGACGCGGGGGTAGTCCAAGCCGACGCCCTATTGTCACCAAATTTTAAAGACCAGTGGGAACGAACGGGCGATGTACCAACCGCTTTGGAACTGCTGGAAATGCGTAAGGCTCAAGAAGTGAAAGACGCCACTGAGGCGGCTTTGGAAGAGGGTAAGCAAAGCGCTGAACTCAAAGAAGCCACTAAAGCGGCTCTGGAACGAGCCAAAGCTCTATAAAATAAAGAAAGGAAAATCAAATGGCAAATAGTACCACATTGTACCAGCTACCTGATGGCCGTATGGCCGTTGACGTAACTGAGGCTAAAACTCTAGCCGCTAAAGATTGTGGTGTCGTTCAAAACGTCATCACTGACGCTCTGAACATGACTCTGCCTGCCACAGTAGTCGGCTATCATTTCACCTTCCGTAATGGCGGAGTGCCTAAAACTGGCGCTCCTGCTGGAACCGGTGACGATGAATCGGCAATCGTTAAGATTACGCCGAACGCCTCCGACTATATAGCCGGTATTGAACTGACCGCTTCTGATAACGACTCAATCAATAACACTAAAGCTACCGCTAAGGTTGGCGATGAAATCTCCCTAATCGGAGACGGTGTGAATGGTTATTTCGTTACTAATTTGAAGGGAACCTGGGCGCAGATTGCGCTTCCTTAGTATCTGACCATCGTTGGTTATTTACTATTCGGCTAATCTGTGACTGGTTCACGCCAAAAAGCACTCCCAGAGCAATTTGGGAGTGTTTCTTTTCGGCGTAAAGTTTACGGATTATATATATATGTTCTTTTTTAAGTTTAGCTTGGGGGTTTTTTTCTCCTAGCATAGACTGGGGCATAATTACTTAATATTATATGCTACAATTCACTTATACCTTAAAATTAAAAGGAAAACAAAATGAATCTTCTAGCCACTTTCGGACAACAAGCAGAAATAACAGCCGGTGTCGGTATCGCTGAACCAAGAACTGTTACTTTTGACGGGGCGGCGTCCATTGGCGTTGTCGGCACCCATACCCTATTCAGAGTTACTGGTATGGTCGGAGTTAAAGTCTACGCCAAGGGAGTTGAGGCTCTTTTTAGCAACGGCGGGACGATTGAGGTCGGTACGGATAGTTCAACCGCTGGTTTAATCGCCCAAACCACTGCTACAGACCTTTTAGCTAATGAAATATGGCACGATAACTCACCAGACGAAACCTTGGAATTAGCCACAGTTTCAACTGAGAAACTTATTACCAGTGACATTATTTTAACTGTAGCTACGGCAGCCGTTACAGACGGTTCTTTCCTCATAACCTGTATTTGGAGACCACTTTCAGACGGCGCTTCAGTCGTAGCCGTAACTGATTCAAGCCCGTCGTTAAGCGCTAGCCCAAGCGCCAGTGTCAGCCGCTCACTATCACCTAGCGCTTCACTCTCGCCGAGCGCCTCACTTTCACGCTCACTCTCGCCGAGCGCCTCACTTTCACCGTCATCCAGCGAGTCAGTCAGTGCTTCGGCTTCCCTATCACCTAGCGCTTCGTTGTCACCTTCGTCTAGCGAATCTCGCAGTCTTTCACCTAGCGCCTCACTATCACCTAGTAGCAGTGAATCACCTAGCGCTTCTCTCAGTCCATCAGCTAGTGAATCACGCTCACTCTCTCCGTCAGCCTCAGCTAGTGCCTCTCTCAGCCCATCAGCTAGCCTTAGCCCATCAGCTTCAGCCAGCCGCTCGCTCTCCCCATCAGCATCTCTTAGCCCGAGTAGCTCAGCTAGCCGTTCAGTTAGCCCGTCAGCTTCAATTTCACTATAGGAGGATTAGATGCCGAGTAAATCCGAATCCCAAAGAAAGTTTCTATACGCCACCAAGGGGGCGGATTGGGTCAAACGCCATCATTTCGACACTAAAGGCCGTTTGCCTGCCCGCTCCCCTATGGACTCGTTGCACAAACTATTAGGCAGAAAGAAGAAAAAACGTGGCTAAATTAGGAAAAACTATATCGAATGTAATTAGGGGTGACACTCGCACCGTTAATCTGACATTTCTAGCAGCCGACGGCACGACAGCGCTCAATCTAGCTGGGGGGACGGTCTACTTTACAGTTAATTCCAGCTCCGACCCCTCAGATGATACTTCGGTAGCCTTCCAAAAAACAGCTACTTCTTTTACTGACGCTGCTGCTGGTGAACACACTTTCACGCTCACCCACTCTGACACCAACATTGACCCTGGTACTTACTTCTATGATGCACAATTTGTGGATAGCGTAGGTGGCTATCTGTCTTCTTACAGAGGAAAATTTGTGGTTCAGAGCGATACGACTCGAACTTAATTGACAGCTGAGGCATAACCACTTATATTAGGGGTTAATGAGCGAGAAAAAGGAAATACTAGTAACGGGCGGGGCTGGTTTTATAGGTGGACACCTCGCAGACCGCTTAGTCGCTGACGGCCACCGAGTTAAAGTTTTAGACGACCTTAGCCGAGGTACGACCAATAATGTTCCACTAAGAGCTGAACTGACCATTGGTAATATCCGTGACCCAGCCGCCACCGATTATCTGGTCAAAAAGAGTGATGTGGTATTCCACCTAGCCGCCCTAGCCCGCATCCGCCCCAGTATCCAGAACTTAGAGATGTATCACGAAACTAACGTCAATGGCACTTTGAAACTACTAGAAGCTTGTCGCAAATACGGCAAAAAGATTAT